CAACAAGTTCTTGTATATACAGCAGAAAGAGGGACTTTAGCTAGTACTGGAACGTTAGGTAATAGTAGAAACTCAAAGCACAATACTATTATGGGAGCTTATGATAGTCCTAACGCCCCTGAAGAATGGGCTGCTGCCTTGGGTGCTGTTGCTGGTTTTTATCTGGACCAAGATCCAGCTAGACCATTGCATACATTGAAGTTGCCAGGGATTAAAGCCCCTCCATCAGTAAATAGGTTTATCCAATCCGAAAGAAATACATTGTTGTTTGATGGGATTGCAACCTGGATAGCTGATGTAAGTGGTAATGTGTTGATTGAGCGTTGTATTACTAACTATCAAACTAATGCACTTGGGATTATTGACCCATCTTATTTGGATATTCAAACTCTAGCAACGCTAGGTGAGATCAGGGATCAATACAAAATCAGGATGACAAACCGCTATATTGTAACAAGGTTTAAGCTTGCTGATGACGGTATTACGATTCAGCCAGGGTCTAGGATAGCAACACCCTCTAGTATTAAGCAAGAAATTATTGCTTTATTTCATGAGATGGGACCTGACGGAACTGGGTTGATTGAGAATTTAGATGAGTTCGAGGATAATTTAATTGTGCAACGTAATGCAGCTGATAGGAATCGTGTTGATGTGTTGCTACCACCTGATTTAATTAACCAGTTTAGGATGTTAGCAGGTGTCATCCAATTCATTCTGTAGGAGTATAAATGCCTAAAATAACAGGTAGAGTAGAAATATTAATTGATGGTATATCCCTCCTTAACAAAGCTGGTGCAGTTGCGGGCGGGATTGGTTTATCAGGAGAACCAGCAAGAGAAAGAAAAGCAGTAATGGGTGATAGTGGCCTTCATGGGTTTACAGAGGAGCCTATCGTGGCCTTTTGTGAAGTGACTGTTACTGATCGGGAAGACATTAAGCTTAGTGATTTGGCTGCTGCTTTTGAGAATGCCACATGCATTTATAGATCAGCTAAGTCCGGTAAGGTTTATACAATGGCTCTGGCTACTAGTACCATGAATTTTACTTTAACAGCTGGCGAAGGTGAAGTTGGTTTACGTTGGGAAGGCGCAAGCTGGGTTGAAGGCACTTATTAATTTTAACAATTTAAAACGGTTTAAAGGCAAATAATCCCGTACATAGTACTTAGTATTAAAACTTTTTACTTTTGCCTTTAAACTGTCTCTATATAACATAAAACCCCATAAATGATATGAAACATGAATTGAAATACCCAATTAAGATTGCAGCGATTGGGGATAGACCAGAATACGAATTAAAAGAGATTAATTTAGTTGAAAGATTAACTGTTGAACATGCAGAACATATTCCTGATGAGTGTTTTATTAAAGCAGGAACAAACCCAGTTAAATATAGGGAACTAATTGCGAGTATGGCTGGTATTGATGTCAGCGTAGTTAATCAATTTGATTTTGTTGATATGGTTGGTATCCAAGCTAAGATCATTACTCCTTTTTTAATAGAGGCGGGTTTGATGGAAAGAAAATAAAACAAATAAAATGGATTGTTGCATATACTTTCCATTTTCCGCCTGAACAAATGAAAAATATGTATGTAGATGAATTAGCTGACTGGTATGATGGAATTGACTATTTAGGGATATATGGCGACTGAAAAATTTAATCTTAGTATAATTCTAAGCTTTGTCAATAAAGCAGCTCCAGAAATGCGTAAGTTTAGCAAGCAACTGAAGACTGTTGGTAATCAGATGAAGGGCATAGGGCAAACAGCTTCTTTAGCCCTAACAGCTCCTATAGTTGCGCTAGGTGGGTTTGCTCTTAAAAGTGCTATTGATATGGAAAGTGCTTTTACCGGTGTTCAAAAAACAGTTAATGGAACAGCTCATGAATTAGGAGTATTAAAAGAAGAGTTAAAAGGTTTATCATTAAATATCCCTTTATCAGCAGTTGAGTTGTTTAATGTTGCTGAAGCAGCCGGTCAGTTAGGTATTAAAACAAAAAACATAGCATCTTTTACTAAAGTAATGGCTGACTTAGGAGCAACAACTAACATAACGGCACAAGATGCGGCAATATCTTTAGCTCAATTTGCTAATATCACAGGAATGGCAGCAACTGATTTTGATCGTTTAGGTTCAGTGATTGCTGGTTTGGGTAATGAAACTGAAACATCTGAAGCTAAAATTGTAGCTATGTCATTAAGATTAGCTGCTGCTGGGACTTTAGTGGGGTTAAGCGAAGCTAAAATTGTAGCATTAGCTGCTTCTTTAAGTTCTGTAGGTATTGAAGCAGAAGCCGGTGGTTCTGCCTTCTCCCAAGTATTAAGAAGAATCGATAAAGAGATAGGAACAGGAAGTGAAAAAATGGATAACTTTGCGAAGGTAGCAGGGAAATCCACAAAAGAGTTTGAAAAGGCGTGGAAAGAGGACGCAGCGTCTGCCGTACTTGATTTTGTGGCTGGTTTAGACGAAGCTAAAGAGTTAGGTGTTAATGTCAACCAGATATTAGATAAGTTAGGGTTTCAAGGTATTAGGATTTCTGATTCTTTATTAAGAGCCGCAGGAGCCAATGAAAAATTCAATAAAAATATGGTTAACGGATCTAAATTTTGGAAAGAGAATATAGCATTAACTAAGGAAGCAGCATTACGATACGGCACAACAGCTTCAAAATTAGTAGTCTTTAAAAATAATGTTAAACTAGCTGCTAATGAGTTTGGAAAATCAATGATTCCATCCTTAAATAAAGCACTAGTAGAATTAAAGCCTTTTGTAGATACATTAAAAAATCTAGGTCCAGAAACAAAAGAAACTATTTTAAGAATTGCAGGTCTTTTAGCAGTAGGAGGCCCTTTGTTGTTTGCAGTAGGGGTAGCATCAACAGCTATTGCAGCTGCATTTTCTCCAATCGGTTTAGCAGTGATTTCACTAACGGCTTTAGGGGTTGCTATTATAGCTATTAGAAGCAAATTAAGAGCTGCGGGGCTTTTAGAGGATAAAGAGAAAAATTTAAGGGTGACTCAAGGCCGTGATCCAAGGTTTGGCGGATCTGGGAGCTTTCCATTAAGTCCCCAGAAAATAACAAGTAGGATAAGATCAACACAGGCACCGGGAGTTATACCCGGTCATGAAACGTTTAAAAGAAGTGTTCCATCAGAAGTAATTATAAAAGTTCAATCAGAAAAAGGAACTTCAGCAACAATAGAAAAGGTTCAAAACGATGATCCTGGTGTTGGTCTTACAGTAAACAATATAGCAGTAGTGGGTTTATAATGAATTGGAGGGACCAATTACAGCCAGCTAGTTTTAGGGGAATAGAGTTTTTTGTGGATTCTAGAGAATATAGATTTGGTAGGAAAAACATATTCCATGATTATCCTTTTAGGGATGAAACTGAGTTAGAGGACCAAGGAAAAGCAACTGATGAGTTTACTTTAGATGCTTATGTTTTACAAAGGTTAGTAAAGAAAGCTGATGTTACTACAGGCGCTCCAGCTGAATTTGATTACATTAATGCTAGAAATAACCTGATAGCTGTTTTATTAGCTCCAGGCCCAGGTAAGTTAGTTGATAGATATGGTTTAGGTGAAAGAAATGTAGGATTAGAGGGTAAAGCCTCTATGTCTGAAACATCTAAAGAAGGTGGAATTGCTCGTTTTAGAATGACCTTTAAAGAGGTTGGAGGTTCTAGACCCCCTGTTATTGTTATCGATCCTATAGTATCAATGGATGTTATAGCAGATGATTCTCTTTTACGTAGTGTAGACGCTTTCTTTTCAGTGCTAAATGGCCTTACTAGTGATTTACAGGTATTGACTGCTGATATTAACAAAGGAATGCAGGATATTACATCAAGAATTAGACAATTAAAAGGGATTTCAGGAACAATTATATCAGCTGCCACAAGTATAGTATCACAGGCAAACGCCTTAGCTGAGGAGTCTATAAGCGCCCCCTGTGATTTAGCTAACTCTTTAACAGGTGGGTTTGATTCCTTTTTATTTGCTGCTGGGATGTTATCTGATACAGTAAGCCGTGATATTCTAGGGGCTTGTTCTGGTAGGGTACAAAATGAGGATGATGCAGAAAGAAATAGTGATGAATTAAGCGCAGAGGAAAGCATATCAATAGCAACAGCAGCATCAGCATTATCAACGTATGGATCTGATTTACCACCGATTAATGTGGTTTCTCCTTCATCAGCAGGAACTCAAGCAAGCAGACAAGCTAATATTAATTTATTTAGGATTATGGGGTTAATAAATGCTTGTAGGATAGCGGTTAGAGGTACTTATACGAGTCAGGAACAAGCAGAGGATTTATTATTATTAATCAGTAATGCTATTGACGCCTTATTAGATTATTTAGGGGATGAAGCTGGAAGTTCTTTATTGGCTGATTTTGGTATTGTATTTAATAATGATGAAATCTATCAAAGTGTAAGTCAGTTAAAACCTGCCCTTAAAAAATCAATGGATACGATAGGTGCTTCTTTAGCTAAAACTGTACAGCATTTAGTTAGGGATGAAGTCCAGTCAACTTTAACACTAGCTTATGATGAGTATGAAGATTTAAGTCGTGACAAAGAGATACTTGATAGAAATGCAGTATTAATAATTAATCCTTGTTTTATCCCTAATGGGAAAACCATCAGCATATTGAGCGAATAATGGCTATTGATCTTTCAGAAACGCCCGGTAGTTTAGAAAGACCTATTGATACTAGGATTGAACTTAATGTTGGCGGTCGTGCATTTAAAGCCTGGAAATCAATTAATATTAATAGGTCACTCACTCAGATAGCGGGTTCCTTTTCTTTTACAACTGCCAATAGGTTTGCTGGAGAAAATGAAAAATGGGGAATAACAAGTGGTTCCCCCTGTACTATTAGCATTAAAGGTGAAAATATAATAACTGGTTATGTAGATGAAATTGAGGATGGTTATGGATTAGGGAATCATGATATAACGTTTAGTGGAAGGGATAAAACAGGTGATTTAGTTGATTGCTCTCTTGATTTAGGG